TTTGCCGGTTGCAAAGACTGGTGGCAGCTGGCCCGGAGCGGTGCCAGACGCAAAGACGTTCAACTCAAACTGCCAGTGCCCGACAATGTAGTCAGAGGCGAGCGGCGTCACGACCACCCAGGCCGCGCCATTGCTGTATGCTTGCAGCGTGACATCGGACTCCCACCACTGATACTTGCTGTAGTAATCAGCGTAGATGGTTTGCGCCTGGTTGTTCGTGGAGGCGTTATTGACGATAGACGGTGCGATAGTCAGCCCTTCATAGCGCACGTCCGTTCTCAGATTGTCCAGCGTGTCCTGGATGTCCTGATCGGCGAACTGCGCGTTGTTGCTTATCGGGTCTGCTATCAGCAACCGTACTCTCGCTATCAACTGTGCCATCGTGTTTCTGACCGGCATCTGTCACCTCGCTTTGCTCAGGTGGCTCTGGAACCTCCACCGCACCTTCCGCGAGAAAGCGTGCGATGTGGTTCCGATTGAGCACCTTTTCAAGCCTGCCATTCTTCATCCTGAGCCACATGGCTTAGAACCGTGGAGGCAACACGGCTGCAATAATCGTGCCGGTAAAGCCCGATGCAAAGTCCACATTGATGGAGCCATCGGCTTGCGCAAAACGCGCCGATTCAAGTGGCCCAATCCACGCGGTCGCAGTCGTGGCAATGCTGACTGAGAGCGCACCTTCACCAGAGCGCAGCGCCGGTGGGTTGACACCAGCATCAATCGTCACGGCTTTGGTCGTGCCAGCAGTGTTGTTGACGATGAAAAAGAGGTTCTGCGCTCCTGCCGACGCTGGTAAAGCGGTGCTCGGCAATGCCAGATTCATACCGTTGGTCTGGTCAGCCGTATCGCCAGAAGGCGCAGTAATGCTGCTATTAGGTGCAAGCGTGTGAAGCGTAATCGCTGTGCGTGCCATGAGTGTGTTCTCCTTTTATCCTATGGGTGTTGCAGATAGGCCGCAGCGAGCGCGTACGGACGAACGGTCTTTGCGCCGTAAAGTGCGATACCTTTCACCGCGTCGGCAAAGCGATACGGAGGACGATACGCTTCCACCTTGTTCATGCCTTCCGCTTTGGTGAGTGCCATGCTATGCCCGGCGATAACCACATCCTGACTGCCAGCTGCACCAACGGTACCGCCAAGATGCGGTGAGTTATTAGACTCGTATACATCCATCCCAGCGACTTTACCGAGGTAGGCGTCAAAGCCGACCTGACCGCCAGACGCATCCAACTTGTTGGTCATCAGCGTCATACGCGCGTCCGGCGTGTTGAAGCTGGTGAAGCGCAGGTCTTGAATGAGCAGCGTGGTAATCCACGGAGGCACGACGCACCAGCGACCAGCTTTCTGCACGTAGTTTTGCGTGAGCAGCTGGTTCAGCTGCACGAGGTAGTCATAGACGGTTTGCCCGCCGCCGATGTTGGTATTGATAGGCACAACAGGCGTAACGAAGCTGCCGGAGTTGCCAATCAGGTTGGCAGAGACGGCATCGGTGTAGAACCCGGCGTAGTATTCGTCCATTGTCTCGGCCATCTGGTAGCCAGCACGTTGGGTGGCTTCTCCCATGACCTTCGGGTACGACTGGGCCATATCCACGTCGTCAATCTCGAAGTTGAAGTATTTGGCTTGCGAGATGGTGAGCATTTGCTGTGCGTCTGTTAACGACTGCGGTGGATTGATGTCCGTATCTTTCACATAGTTGTAGATGGTGATATCGCCGACGGAGTTGATTTTGACAGTATCACCCATATTCTTAATGGTGCCTTCGTAGTCTGCGTTGAAGAGCGCACCGAAGACCAGCTGCTTTTGCAGCGCGACCAGAATCGAGTCGGCCCACAGCTCTGGAATAAAGTTCTTGAGGCTCATGCGTGATTATTCCTATCGCGACTGTGCTCTGAGCCACGCCTGAATTTCTGGCTGTCGTTCGAGATATTCATCTCGCGTCATCTTTGCCAGCACTGCTCGTGAGAGCGGTTCCGCACCGGAAACCGAACGCGACGGATTGGTCGCGCCGCCGGATGTGGGCGCATTCCTCTGCACGAGGTATGGATTTTCTTTCAGGACTGCTTCGAGCAATTTCTTGACGTTTGTCGGATGCCCACTGTCGTCGTACTCGATTTTGTCCATATCCACGAGGCGCAGCGCAATGGCCGGATTGATGATTCCAAGCGTGGTCGCAATGGTTTGCATCTCGTAGCGCAGAACCACTTCTTGATTCTTGCGCAGTTCATCGGCATGCGTTTTCTGGAGGTCGGCGAGTTTGCGCTCCAGCTTTTCCTTTTCGGATAAGCTTTGTTGTTCTAGCTGCGCTTTCAGATCGTCGAGCTCTTTTGCCTTTAAGCGGTGTCCTTTGGCCTCTTCGTTCGTCTTGTGTAACGCGGCACGTAAAGACTCCACCTCTTTGATGGCTTCATCGAGTGTTTTGGGCGATGTGTACGTTTCAGTTGGAGCACCCGGCGTCACGCCTGGAGCTGGTGGCTTATTGACCGTCTCGGTCGGAGGTGTTGTTCCGTTCTGCGTCTCACTTCCTGGAACAACGATTGGTTCTGTTAGCATTAGTATACCTCATGCACGCGCTTTACGCAAGAGCGCACGCTTGATTACTGCGCCATCCGCTTCAAATTATCGGGTGGCGGTTCCTTCATTTCGCTATACAGGGTCAGCAACTTTTTCGCTGCGGCCTTCTTGTCTGCCGGTGAAACACCGACAAGCCCACCGCGTGCGCCAGCAAGCACAGCGGCGCAATTGTGCACACTCACCGAGCTCACGCTGCCGTTCGGAAACTTGTACGGCAACTTGCACGCACCTTTCGTCCAGTCGGAGCGTGCGCCGGTATTGGTGTTTATCAAACAGGAATCGCAGTAACTCTGCGCGTCGGGCCAGTTGCTGGCGCTGCCGTCCCATGGCTTGTCTGAGAATGTGTCTACCATCGCTTACTTTCCTTTTGCCGGTGGTGCTGGCTTTGGTTTTGGTGCCGCAGATGCTGGCTTATTGCGTGCCAGACGCCCATCCTTTGGTGTACCTTTACTCGGTTTTCCGCCCATGCTGTTTACTCCTTTGTGCTTTATTTACTCGTTGCCCATGCCCGCGTCTTTTTGCTGTTGTGTGTCCTGCGCCACTGTTTTTTGCGGCGCAGGTAAAAGCGCAGCTTTCTTTGCCGTTTCGGACGCTGATTTCATCGTTTCGGCGTCCGCATCGTAGCCCAGCTGCTGAAGAATAGTGGAATCGCTCACACCGAGCGTTTGCAGGATTTGCGCTGTCTGCGCCGCCGCCAGGTCATCAACCGGCAGCAAATTCTGCCAGTGCAGTTCAATTTCTTCGTCTTCGTAATCGGTGATATCCACCAGGCCGCCAAGCACCAGTGCTGCCCGCGAAATTTCGCGCACCAGTTTTCCGTATAATCGCTGCTTCATAACCGTTTTTTCGATGAGCGGTTGGAATAAGAGTTGGAGTGCTACTCCGGAGATATTGCCTTTTGGCAACTCAGCGGTACGACCGAGCGCGACGGCTGGCACTCTGGATTGCTCATCCATGTCGGCGCGTAAATTAGCTGCGAAATTGAGGCTGGACGCCAGATCGCTATGCATCTCTAGCACGCCAATTTGCGCAGTGTCCGATTGCAGCACAATCACATCGTCCACAGCAATTTGTATTTGCGATGCGCCGATGCCTTTGGCCCAGGTCTTTGGGTGCGCGTGATATTTGATGATGCGGCTCGTATTGCTCTGCACGAAGTTCAGCACACGGTTCATCTCGATGATGTCTAGCGTGAGGTCTGGCGTACCCCACGGTTCATTCGGATTCGGCAGGTTTTGGCAGCAGAAAATCGGTGCAAACGGATACGGCCACACTTCTTGTGAACCAACCTGTATCCACGGCGCGTTCACGGAACCATACTGCACGTTGCGGATGTAGTTGGTAATCGTCCAGATATCGTCCAAATCGTACTCGCCAGCCACTTCTGCCAGCCCGTCCGGGTCAACTCTGGCGATCACCTGGCGTTTCTGCACGGTGCCATCACCAATCGGGTACTCAATGATATATGCGACAGTGAGCGAGCAATCATCAGGCGCGGTCACAATGCGAATAAGCTCAGGATTGAGCACGACAATGCGCGGAAACTTCATCATGCCTTGCGCTGGAATAAGTTTGGCAAACGTCTGACCGCACACGCCGCCGTTGATGGCAAGCTGCGAGAGCAGCGTCATCTTGTCGTCATCATCTCCCCAGATGCCGTCGAGAAAATCCTGCGTGGGCGTTTCCTTCTTCGGCGCTTCTGGCAGGCCAGCTTCATCTGCGGCGTCCTTTGCTTGTTTTTGCGCTTCGGTCGCCGCCTCAATCTTGAGTTGTTTCCCAAACAGAAAACTCACGCCTTTGTCCACGATTGGTGCGCAGCGGTTGGCAAGCACATTATCGTTCGGCTGGTCAGCACTGACTTTGAGCGGTTGTGGTAATTTGCCGCGATAGGCTTCCCAGGCGTGGTGAATGTGGCGACGCCGTTCCAGGTCTGCCTGCGAAGGCTTCGATTGAGCGATGGACTGCGCGGTCAGTGCGGTGGGCGTGAGTTGTTGCAGCATGGCTATCTCCAAAATGTCGGCAGGTATTCAACAGTGCGAGCGTTCAAATCAAAGTGCGCCACCAGATAGCGCAGCGCATCGCAATTATGCACGAGAACGCCGTTGGCAAAGTACTCACCTTCACCAACGGCGTTCTCAACAGTCAGATTGTAGACATCGCTACGGACGTTTTCCTTCTCGACGCAGACGACGTAAGGTATTAGCACATCCTCTTGAGCAACATTCTCGATGATTGGCTTTGTTTGCTGTGAATGATTTCTCGCAAATTGGGCATTGAAGCGTTTCTTCTCCTGCATCTGGATAGCGACGCTTGATGGCGCATCCTCTTGAGCAGTACTTTGCGTCTGAATACTTGTTTGCCTTAAACTCATGTCCGCATTGTTCACACATTCTCTGCTCGCTATCAACGCTTGACTGACGCCGAGACGTTGCTTTGCAGTTATTAGAGCAGAAACGAGCGTGACCATGCCGCATTGTTCTTGATTGAAATTCTTTCCCACATTGTTCACATGTATAGGATTTGTACTCGGCTGTTTCCCATGCAGATGCGCCAATAACTTTATGCCACGCTCGGCCTTCTTCAGATGCGTGCCATGCTTTTGCAGCCTCTCGAATTTTTGGTGCAACGTGTTCTCGCAAAAACCGCATCCTGGCGGTTCCTTCATGAATTGCGTGCCGCAATTGATGCTCTTCTGGCGAAAGGCACTCAAGGTTTTCAATGGCATTGTTGAGCGGATTATGGTCTTTGTGGTGAATATGCCAGCCATTCGGTATAGCGCCATTGGCATCTTTCCATATTTCCACATGAAGCGCTTTAACGCCTTTTTTAACGTAAGATGCGTTTGGTCTGTAGTAGTTACGACATGTCCAGCTAAGCGACTTCGGGTAGCGCCTGAACTTAATGCCTTTATAAACGATACATTCTGATTTGCGCGGATGCACAGACATAATAACAACCTTTCATAAGCTTGTCCTGTTGTCATTATTATATCACCATACCGTAAAGTACGCAATGAGTTATATCCTTCGCCATTTCGATAAACAGGATGATTACCTGTTCCTGTTAGCGTTGCTCCATTTGAAAACCGTACCGTATACGTTTCCGCATTCTTCTGCGTCATTCCAGCCGCCACAACTCTCTTATACCCGTTGCGAGTCAGAACATACTCGCCAACCTGAACTCGTTCAATGGGTACATCACCGCGTACAGTCGTTATCAATGTGCCTGCGACAAGACACCCGTGGTCGTTTTCTTTCACTGGTGCCTCTTTTGCTCCAATGCCGCCACCTTGCCGCCAGACATATCCGTCGGGTTCTTCTTCAAGACGCGTCGGCTTCTTTTCAGCAGCCAGTTGCAGATCGCGCTCAATTAGTGAACTGCGTGCAATGGTCAGGCGAGGTTTGCCGTCGCCAGCAACACGAAATCGTGAGGCAACTGCTTGAATGCCATCAGACACGGATTTCTGCGCGGCAATGGTGTGCAGCCCAAGATGGCGCTCAAGCGTTTTTCTGTCTTCAGCGTCGTGGTCGCAGATAATGGCGCGTGGCAACGGATCAGCGAAGCTGGCAGGTTTATCAGCGTGTTTTGTGTGATCTTTTGGCAGCAAATGATACCAGCCGCTGTACTCGGCAATAGTGACCGCGTGGTCTTCCACCAGGCGATGCGTCATGTACAGCTGGCGATAAATATGCAGGCGTCCGTCCGGGTCGTGCGCGGCCCAGAGGCATACGAATGGATTCGTATAGCCAAAATCTATGGCAAGATAGCGCGGCCACTCTTTGGGTATCAGTTCCGGCTGGACGAGGTTGTGCGCGCGGCTCCATGCATCCTCATAGACCGTTCCTTCCGCGGCTGTCCACATGCCGTAGCGAAATCGCGCCAGGCGCACACCGGTCAATCCTTCGAGAATGCCGAGGACATAGCGGCGTCCGTCGTCCGTCCAATCTTGTGTAACAGTATTCCAGAATCGTGGATTATCTTCGTGTCTGCTGAGTAGGCGCGTGGTGACGCCAGCGTTCATGCGCTGATTGAGCCAGTGCGTCGGGTAATCCGGGTTCACATCCATGATGACTTGCTGATACGGCATGACGCCTTTGCGCAGTCGCATGCGTACAAACTCCAAATCCTGCTCGTCGCACTCGGTGGCTTCGTTAATAAGCGCGATATCAAATTCCGCTGAACGCACTTTCGATGGCTTGTCCAGGCCGTTGACCGCCAGAAAAGACCCGTTCGGATACACATAGCCAGCAGGTTTGACTTTGTTGCCGCCGAAATATTGCACACCTTCGCGCTCGTCCACAACCGCATCGCGATAGGTTGCCAGCGCCGAGCCAGAGAGGTCGGTGTTTGATTTTCGGCACACCAGCGCTTTTGCGCCAGGATAGGCCAGTAGCAGCGCGTGTACCTTGTAGAGTGCAGCAAACGTCTTTCCAGTGCCTGCCGCGCCATCGAGGCACACTTCCGTATCGCGGCACGACATCAGGTCGAGGTTGCCGCCACGCAGTTCAGGCGCAGGAATGCGAATTTCTTCTGCCGCTGCTGCGCTCATGGCTGGCCTCCATCTGGCGGCGTCAACAATCCTGGCGGCACCTCACGCACGATGACAACGTTCGCATTCAAATTTGCCGGCAACACTGGCTGGTCAAGACCAAAAAGCTTTGCCCTGCGCTCTTTGATAGCGATGATGCGGTCAACGGCAAACAGCAGCGGCTTCTCGTAATCTGCGTTGTACAGGCGCTCCCAACACACTTTTTCCAGTTCATCCAGCGACAGTGCCTCCTCGCGGCGCAGTTCGTCCACGTTTGCGGCCACAACGCGCTCAAGTTCACGTTGCACCGCGACGTACGCTGCACCGCGAGAAGCATAGCCACACTGCTTTGCAATGTCTCCGTATTGCATTTTTTGCGAGCGCAATTTCACTGCGAGCGCAGCTCGTTGCGTTGCATTTGCATCGCGATTGGTTCTATACCCTGCGTTTCCTGGTTTTTTTGTCATATTCACCATAAAAAAAGAGCGCAATAGCAGATAATTCTGCTACAGCGCCCGGAAGTTCGTTGCCTTCTCTGACAGCGTTTCGTATTTTTTTGTTGTTCTTACTGTGATATCAGCTACTTGTCGCGTGCGTTCCGCACTTTTTTGCTAATAGTTTGTTTGATATAGGTTTCTTCACGATTTTCAATGATGAGTGTAACTTTGCCAAAGCCATCTGGCGATGTTTTGACCGCCAGCACGGCCAAATCAAGATCGCGCAGCGCTTCAGCTGAGATGTGCTCCGGCGTATATGGGCCGTATGGCAGCAGTTTCACTGCCTTGAGTGCGACACGCGTCTCCACACCAAGTTGTTCTCTCATAATTTTGTCTCCAAAAACACAAAAAAAGTCCAGCGGAAAAAGATGGAGTTTTTCTTTGCTGAACTTTTGTGTTTCGTTGTGAAAATTGTACGATGTTTGATAAAAAAAGTCAAGAACGCTATGAACGCTGTTCAAACGCCTGTTCATGGCGTTCATAGCGTTCTCTAAAAACAAAGAAAAATGCCCAAATTCGGCTTGTTTTGCTGTATCGGTGAACGCTCAGAACGCCGTGAACAGCGTTCAAGTGCCCGTTCATTGGCTATCGGCTGTTCTGGTATCTCATGGTTTTATCGGATAAAGCGGCATAAACACTGTTCAAACGCCTGTTCATGGCACTTTGAATCTCACATTGAGTTCACGAAAAAATCAAATGAAACTACGTTAAACCGAGCGAGACGCCTTTCTCTAACACAAGATTCAAAGCGTCTCTCCGCTCTTCCAACGACCAGCCAATGGCGATGTGTTGCCGGATGAAAAAATCAAACTCCTCATCGGTCGCATCTTCGACCGAAACCTCACGTCCATCTGCTGTTTTGAAGAATGTGGTTTTCATGTCAAGAAGCGTCAGCTCCATTTGATTTTTCTTTGATTTTTCATTTGATTTTTTGGGTAAGCTCGTTCCGCCACTGGAGCGTCCTGGCATAGTTTTTTGCACCCTTCTTCATATAGTAGGTATCGTAATACCACTGCATGTAATCTGACAGACCATGCGGCCACTGCTTTCGGGTCAAACGATACACAATAACCTGCCTTACTTTCTCATTTGTTCGCTGTCGTCCAACCTTCTTGAAAAATTTCGGTAAATCGGCCAGTGGAGCTGGTTTATCAGGTAAAAAAATCAAATGACGATTTGATTTTTCATTTGATTTTTTCTCTCCCAAAACCTGTGCAATTGCTTCCACTGCTGGCTGTTCAGCGCTTTGATTTTTTGCCTCGTTAGCAACGGAAGCAATTGCAAAAGGCACTAATGTGTTCCGTTCAGGTTCTCCGTTTTCTGAGGTGGTGCTGGCGCTAAAAAATTGCCATCATTCGCTTTCTGATGTGTTGGTGTGGAGTAGGTAGCGCCGATCATGTCGTGTGCATATTTTCTTGCAGCATCTACTGCGCCTTGCTTTATCGCTTCAACGACTTCTGGCGACTCACAGGCAATTTCCAACTCGCGGCCAAAGATTTCGTGCTGCTTGTGCTGCAAGGCGATTTTCGCTTCGCGCGTGATTTTGCTGCTATCGGTCATAAAGATGAGTGCCCATCCAGCGGCGGCAATAATTGGCGTGGCTGGACAAATCATCTGCCAAAACAACATGATACCGTTCGCTCCGCCGTTGGCAATTTCATAGGCCAGTATTGCGTTCGCGGCGAGCATCGAGAAATCCACGGCGTAGAAGCCAATGCCGACGTAGGATTGCTTTCCAGGTGAAAACCAGTAGTGTAATCCCAGAGGCAAGAGCATTGCGCTGGCCGCAGAAACAACGGCTCCAACTCCAGCAGCGGCACCAAGAATGCCTGCTGGAAATATCTTTTCGATCACGGTAAAAAACAAAATGTCGGCGTAGATTACGGCTGCTGCATAGAAGATGCACACCAGCGCGATAATCATGACCTTCGCGTCTCTATTTTTCCAATCTTTGAGCATGTTGCATTTTCTTTCTTATCTGCACCGCACTTGCCACTGTTGCCACACTTCCAACAACAACGCTGTATCTTCAAGCTCAATCCGGCGCAAGTAATCTTCGAGCGTTCCATTGCGCGGCATATCTTTGCGAAAAGCATAGCGTAAAGCGCAATGGAACGCTGGGCTGCCCTGGTACCAGGTC